GCCACTGCTTCCGCGTCAGCCTCCTGCTTCTTGCGAACGTGGTTGACTGCTTCCGCGTCATCGCGCTCGTTGCGAGTCAACTTACCTTCGCCGTCACGAGCGATCTTTTCGACAAGGTACTTGACCCTCCCCGCTGTGAGACGAAAGCGACGGTTCTTGATTCTCACGTCGATGCCTTCGGTCCACGGCGCTTCGGATTCATCCGGGCCGTTGCCCTGCCACGAGTCGAGCCAGCCCTGACCACCGTAGCCCCCGTACATGCCGCTCTCGCTGCCTACCGACTGGACTGTTACTTTTGCGTCGTACTCCTTGCGGATACGATCAGGAACAGACGGCTCGGGGTTCTCGTAGTACAAGTCAAGGTCAAACGTGACCTGAGTTGTGTGCTGGCCGAGTGGCCCGGTCGGATTGAAGTAATCCACACGAGCCTTGTGTTCGCCCATCTTGTTCTGAACGAGACTCACGAGGTACGGCGTCATGCCGTTGTTCATTCCGGCGATCATGCTCTCGTCCGTGCCTGACCAGAAGGCATTCATGTTGACGTGGCTGTGCCAACAGAACATCATTTCCATGTTGCGTCCACTCGCCACCGCAGTAGCAATGGCATCGCCCAAGCCTTCGTCCGTGAAATCAACGGTCGAGCCGGTCACTGTCTGCTTGGCGAGGAATACCTCATCCACGTAGAAGTCACCTTCGGCGTTGATTTTCACGTAACCGAAGCCGCCGATCTCGTACTGGCAGAGGTCGATGTAGTGCCTGATGTCGTCACGTGCCTGATTGCTGAGAATCAGGCGCTTGTTGCTGTTCGCTGATCGTGACGCGTCCTTCTTCTTTGCGTCAGGCTTCTTCTTTGGTGCGTTGTACTTTCGTTTACTCATGTGTCTTTCTGTGTGCGTTGGTGATGGATTTCTTACGCCTCGTACGGATCGAGGTCGTACTCTTCAAACCACTCGGGCCAGCGTGACGTGTAGGCGTCGTGCTGATTGACCTGCCCCAACTGATCGAGAACTACGGCAATCGCCGTCTCGAAATTGAGGTCAGCCATGAGCGTCTGAACAAGGCGGCGTGTCGAACCGAGGCAAAACTCCCCGTCGCCATTGACGTGAGGATGATGGTACCCGCCGATGGGGTTGACCAGATTTTCTACACGCAACGTTGAGTTCGCGAAGTTCAATCGGATTTTGAATCCTCCGATTGTCGTCGAGTACTCGTCGCCACCTTGCGTAACCGTCATCGGAATCCGATCCGTCACTACGACGATCGAACTGGAGGATCGTCCAGCCCTAGATGGTACGCCTGCCGACACAGTGCCGACAAGTTCGTAGTCTTCGATGGCTTTGATCTTCGCAACCAGTGCGTCATGATCATCGACGATGGCTGGAACGGTAGCCTCACGTATCGCTCGGAGTTGCGGCCTGAGTTCAGCGATCTGTCTCGTGGCATTGATGACTTGCTGTTCCCCTGCCGACTGATTCGAGACAGCCTCACTCAGCCGACCTTCGACACGTTCGGCCTCGCTGTTGTCACGAGTGCGAAGTTGCCGTTCCATCAGGTCAGCGAGAACGCCGCGCCTCTCGTTATGAGCGTCTTCCATGAGATCATCGACCATCGCCTTGTCCACGACATCGGTGATGATCTTCGTGAGAAACGCTTTGAACTCCGGGCCTCGTGTACCGTCCTGAACTTTCCACGGCAGGTAGAGCAGCCGTTCGGCGTACTCCCCGATGGTGTAGGTTTCACCGACTTCAGTGCCCGAAATGTCGTGGCTGTCGTTTAGTTTCCACATGAACGTGCCCTGTGGACTGACCTCACCTTCAGCCACCCTCCTGAACCCCGGTACTTCCGCAAGCACTAGGTGCCTCCTAACCGGTGCTTGCGATGTGGCATCGGAATCGGGTCCGTAGTGGAAGAAGTTCAGCGATGAGTGACTTCCTCGCCCTGCGTCCCGAGAAAACGCACGCATCGCCACCGTCAGGTCAAGCCGCTCCAGTGTTGCTCTACCGGCCTGCTCTCGCACCATTTGAGGCAGTACTGCGTTTCGTGCGTAGTCGAGAACGCCAATCGTGATCTCGCGTTCGTTCGCAATGTCCTGAAGGGCATCGTAGATTCCACTCCTGACCGAGTGACGCTGTGACATAGCGTTATCGTTCAGGAGAAGGAGTTCGTGTGTGTTCGACATCAGTTGTTACCTGCTTTCTCGCGGCGAGCCGAACCCATCGGGTCAGCCTCGCCTTCGTGGGTGTGTGTGACTGTCTTCGCTTCAGCCTCAGCCTCGGCTTCAAGCTTGACGATGGCCGCGTCCAGTTCATCGAGTGTGAACCCCGCGTGATCCGTAAGCATGTGAATCATCAGTTCACCCGCCTGATCCATCGCGATCGCAGCGCTCAGGAGAGCGTCTCGATCTATCTCCCCCGGGACTGCGAGAGAATCGCTGAGTCGTGCTACTACTCGTGCCACCAGCGCACCGACAAGCGGTGCTTCTGAAACAATCGCCATCATATCTCCGTCTTTCATGAAGACCTTTCTGTTCGTGTGTGTACTACGAGAACAAGCCGCCAACCCGTGAAGGATGGCGGCTCGTTGTTCCCGTGTGTCGGCTAGGTCAGCCGATGGTGCCGAGCGACGGGGCCTTCGGCGGGGCGGCGAGGGTCTGTCCCTCGCTGATGTCCTCCGACGTGACCTCCGACGCATCGTGACGCTGATCGCCGATCAGCAGGTCCACTCCCAGAGCCGAGGCGTTGACCCCGATGCGCTCCAGTGCGCTCTCCACGGTTTCACCGGGGAGAACCTCCACCTCGTGCTTGAAGCCGCTTCCGGCGACGACTACGTGAGTACCTGTGATCTCGATGCTGTTGCTACCACTCATGTGATGCTCCTTACTGTGTTGACTAGGTTTACGTATGACCGCCGCTCTCGCCCTAGTCAAACGAGTTCGACGGCCAAGTAGCGGCACGGTGGAGTACACGATCTACGGTAATCGCTTTCACCACACACGATCAAAGCAATTCAACCGGACCGAACTGCCGTGCCGCTACTTGACGCGCTGCCTGCCTTGACACAGGCAGCGCATCGGTGTCGGTGTCAACCGCATTTATTGGGCCGACTCACCGACTGGAAACAAGGTATCACAGATTGAAACAGAGTGTTCAATCCTACAGCCAGAGCCAAGAAAAGATTCTTGACCTCAATGATCAACAACTGGCTGTCGTGCGATCACTGTGCGATACTGTGTTACTTGCGCTTGCCGCGCTTGTTGCGCTTGCGCCGACGCTTGGCTAGTGCCCGGGCTTGCGGTATGGCGTGCCACGCGATGACGTTCCTCGCGTCGGACTCACTGTACGTGCGCCACGTGTCGTGTACCACCGTGACCAGCCTTTGCTTCTTCCGCGTGGCACGATGCTCGATGACCGCTACTACGTAGTCGCGGTCGCCTCGCTTCCACGTGTTCACGCTAGCTCCGACTATCGGAGCTTTCATGAATGAGTGAAGGGCGAAGCGTTGATCGAGACTACTCATGATTCTGCCACGTGATTCGTGAGTGCGGCGACAGCATCCTCCATGTTGGCGTGATTGCTGATGATCACGTGTGTCACCACACGAGCATCGAGAGTCTGATGCTCGTGTGTTTCCGTGACCAGTACGCCGCCAACAATTTGCGGTTCAAGCGAGAACTTCACGACACGCGGTGTTCTTTCGCCCATCATCGTGCGAACCACGTTTCGATCCCTCTCACGAGGGAGTCCCACTTTGCGTACTCGGCAGTCCGGTAGGCGTGAACCCTGCCCCCGGGACCGAGGCGACGACGGCGCTTTCGCGGTTGACGTTTCATGAAATCCTTTCCAGTTCGTATGCGGGTGTAGGGGTGGTCGGCACTTCGCTGATCCAGTTCATGCCGCAGCGGTACCCCTTGTAAGGCGGCTTGTGCTTCGGGCACCACCGAACGTGAGGGTAGTCGTGGGTACCGCCTTCCACGATGAAACCGTGCTGCTTGTACCCGTCGGCGTCGGCCTTGCGTCGTTGTATCCAGCGACTCATGAGGCCAACCTCTTGCGCTCCCTGATCCACGTGATCACGTTCGTGCGTCGCCCCGTGAACTCGCTGATGTGGTGCCCGTTTATGGACATCACGACTCGGTACCTCCACTGGCTGACGTTCACGCCGTGCGTTGCGTTCACCGTCTCGATGCTGAATGTCATGCTGTCTCCTTCGTGTCTGGGTGGGTAAGCAGGTCGAAGCCTTTGTCCGTGATTTCCCACGCCCTTTTCGGGTAGTCTGATCGCGAAACCCTGCGAATCAGACCTTCATCGTGGGCACGGAGAATCGCTCTCCACGTTCCCGATACTCGGAAATCGTAACGAGCGCCGCCTTCGTTTCGGACGCGACGGACGAACTCCATCGCGCCGATCCCCTCGTGATTCGCGATCACCGTGAGGATTATCTGGGTGCTTCTGTCCATGCTGCCTTTCGTGTTGCTTTGTGTGTGTAGGTGAAGCAAACCTCGTGAGGGATTCGAAGCCCTCACGAGGGAGGTCAGACTTCCCTGCCCGTGTAAACGAGTGAGCCGGGAGGGTTGTACGTCTCCATGAAGGAGACGGCCCATGCGTGGGCCTCATCGTGCGTGTCGCAGTTGGCGATGCCCTTACACAAGCGGTATCCGTTTGCGTACAGACGAAACACGTCAGCGTTCCAGCGTCCGGTGGAGTTCTCGTCCACGTTCACGCGGAAGTGAATCCTGCTGGTCGGCATCACGCCACCGCCTTTCGGCGGCGACGTGTGGCCGTGGTGGACACTTCCAGTGTCTTCACGAACGCTTCCAGATTCCGGTACGCATGGTCGGGGAGCGTCAGCGCCGATGGCAGGACACTCTCACGAGGGTCGATGCCGAACTTCGCATGCTTGATCGCGATGTTCTGGAATGCCTCGTACGAATACATGCGGCACCCGGTCGCGGTGAAGGCCGACCATGCCCGTTTCTTCGTGTCGAGGGGAACGTCCTCACGAGTGCTGATCGCTGCTCCTGAGAAGCCATCCCACGGACGCCCTACTGGCATTTCCACCCATGTAGGCGCTTCGATGTTGGCCTCGGCGTCTCGTGCCGATATGCCCGAATATGAATCCATCAAAACCATTTCGGTTTCCATGTTTCTCCTTGTGTGTGGTACTGCGGCGGTTTGCCGCATGCCCCGTGAGGGAATCGAACCCTCGTGAACCGTTCGGGGCGGCGTGTCAGTCTTGCGAGAACTGGTGGACCGGACTGACTTCCGTGACGACCGTGAGTTCGTGTGCTTCGTAAACCCACGAGCGTCCGGTCTTCCACCTCACGCGGAAGACCACGCTGCTACTGGACGACGATGAATCAGTCACGGTGCCCGTGTGCTGGTCGCCGTTCGGAGCATCGCGCAGCTTCACGATGTCTCCGATTCCTACGTGTGAATGTGCCATTTGCGTAACAGCCTTTCTTCGTTGTGCCACATGTCGTGTACCTGCTGGCTGGACATCTTCCGTTCACGGAAGATGCCGCCGCTGATGAGCCTCGTGTGCTTCATACGAAACGACACCGTACGTTCATGTGTGCCGTTCCAGTAGTCCTCGTCAATCTCAATCGTGAATGAGAGTCCCATTTTCGTGATCCTTTCGTGTGCGGTTGCCGTGACCAGCCACCTTCGCTCGTGTGGAGCGACGTGACCAGCCACCTTGTTTCCCACGCACGGGCAGGCAGGCGCGCGGGTGTGCGCGGGCGTGTGCGTGTGCGGGCGTGTGCGCGTGTGCGCGTGTGGGTGCGCGTGTGCGTGTGCGCGTGTGGGTGCGCAGGTGGAACGGTTGCGGTGGGTGCGGTGGGTGCTGGCACTTGTGCTGAGAGTCTCTGAGAGACTCGCTGACAGACGTTCGGCACTGTCCGAATACCACAGTGCCGGAAGCTTAGTGCGGCGCTTAGGACGCTTGGCGCTTCCGGCCCTGCACGAGGTCAAGCGCCGCACGTCGGGAGACGTGCGGCGCTTGGTCCTGCAATGGCGAAGGGCCGCACGTGGCGACCCTTCGCGCTACCGGTTGTTGCGCTGTGCGCTACTCGGTGAGAAGCGCCAACAGTGCCGCTTCCACGGCGACCGGGATCGCGACACCGGAGTAGGCATTCTTCGGCACCTTCTGCTCTCCGGTCCGGCGATCTTCGTACGTGGCCTGCGAAGCCTTCGGACCACGTGTGGACTGGTGGTGATTCGCCACCACGATCTGCTTGCTGCGCGGATCGCGACCGATCCACCGGATCGGCGTATCCGTCGGCTTCGCTTTCGTGCCGTCGGCCATGATCGGCACGAAACCGTCAAGCGGCTTCAGCTTGGTCACCTTCGCAGGTGCCGCCTTCGCGGTCGCCGCTTCGGTTGTTGCCATGAGTTCCGCCTGCTGCGCTACCAGTGTGGCGACCATCGTTTCCAGCTCTGCCTTCGTGGGCATAATGTTGAACCTTTCGTGTGCGTTGTGCCGAATCGGATTGATCGGCTGGCAACAAGGTACCACAGATTGTCCAGGCTGTGTTGGCAGGGTAGTCAATCCCGCTGTCAGAGCCAATTGTTGGGACCGTGTCGGCACAGTGACACCGTGCCGGGAGGTCAACAGGCGGCGACGGTTCTCACGTACGCGGGGAGCGCGCGCCATGCGTACGCGCGGCGCGCATCATGCGTACACGCTCGCCCCCCTGCGCGCGCCGCGCGGCGCGTGTGCGTGTACGCGCGGCGCGCGTCGCATAGCACCACGGCACCCTCGCGCGCGGCGCGTGCGTACGTGCGCGCGCACCCGGGCGCGCGGCGCGCAGGCGGGTAGCCCCCCTGTGGCCGTGACATGCGCCTATGAGTCACAGAGCATTTACACCCGAGAGGGTTTCAAATCTTTCTCACACCAGCGCGCACAGAATCCGCATCCGAAAACCACGAGGCGGCGATGCCCCGGTGTCAGCGTGCCAGAGGAACGAAAAGCAAGACGACGCCAATCAGAATCAGCACGAGTCCAACCGGCTGATTGACAAGCAAGGCGACGATGATTCCAATGACGATCAGTGCGAGTGCGATATTCATAGCGCGACTATACCACTGCCCAAAGAATCCCCTTCTTTTCCCCGGGCGGGGAACGAGCGAAGCTCAATCCCCAACTCATAATATCTATCCCCACACTAATTTGCCAATTCCCCCTTCGGGGAATTGGCATAAATGTACGCATAGGGAGCCGCGCGGCATTCTGCTACGCTGGCGGCGAACGCAATGGCAAATGCCACCGCGACACCGAAAGGACGGAATGAAGATCGACTGTCAGTTCTGCGGCGCTCCGTATGAAACCAAGCGCCAGAACGCAAAGCTCTGCCGGGTCTGTCAACTGGCACGGGACACCGAATACATCCACGGCAAGAAGCAGGAATGCCTCGACTGCGGCGAGCAGTTCGCGCCACTGTCAATGAAAAGCAAGCCGTTCTGCGGCAAATGTACGCAGGCTTCGTCAACTCTGTACGCGAAGGGCGACTGCGCCATGTGCGGAGAAAAAGACACGACCCTGCTTCACGAGGACTTGTCGGTTTGCCTGCCCTGCTCCACCGACATAACGAAGAGGGACTTGCTTTTGAAAGGGATCAGAAAAAAGCAGCGCGAACGAAAGGAGCAGCATGGACACTAGAGATTGGGAATGGACAATCAAAGTAACCGGCGAAGCAATGCGGGAAGCCTCGCATCCTGACCGGGACAGGAGCCGACCGGCACGACTGATGCTGGAAGCAGAGTTCAAGGGCGCGCGGCAGGATTTGCTCGACGCGGCGTCAGCGATTTACTACCCGCCCGAGCCGCCGAAGACTCGTTGGCAGCGGGTCAAGGGGTGGGCTGGTAGCATTCGCGGTGTCGATTCGACACCCGCTAATCAGAAGGAGGAATCATGATTCCGCTTACTCAGAGTCCCGAGGTCAACTACGCGACCCGGAACAACATCGTTTTTCCCGGCACCGTGGCGCAGGCAACTGCGGCTCGTGCGAGGGCAGCGACCGACATCACCGACCGGACCAACCCCGGTATCTCGGCTGTCACCGTCGCCGCCGCTGCCATTGTCGGTGGACTCGGGGGCTGACGCCCCGCATGTCAAAAGGCACTCGCTTCTGTTCCGAATGTGGCGGGGATATATCGGAGCGGGGAGCGGGTGCCAAGACATGTTCTGACAGGTGCCGGACGGAAAGAAGCAACCGCCTTCGGGCGCTCACTTCTCGCCGCCGTGCTTTGGAGGACAGCCCGATTGACGCTTCGATCACGGGCCGGGTGCCAGCCGAGATTGACTCACAGATTCCAATAGTGATCAACGAAGAACTTCGGCCCGTTGTTCGCGAGGCACTCAACGAAGACACGCTGTCTTCGATCAAGAAACTGATCAACCTTTCCCCGGCAGCGATTGCCGCGCTGGAAACTCAGCTTGCTTCCGTTGACGAGAAGATCAGCCAAGCCGCTGCGAAAACGATTCTTCAGTACACGGTCGGACACCCGGCACTCGTGAGCAAGGAAGAAGAGTCCGGCCCCGGCAAGCTGACAATCAACTTCGCGCTGCCGCGACCCGAGTTCGAAAGCAAGGAAGCCACTACTGAAATTACGGTGCTGGCCGAAGACGCGATTGACGACGGCACTGACACCCGACCTTGTGACACGTGCGAGAAAGAGTACGCAGACAAGGATTTCATTGCTGGCTCTGACCGCTGTATCAACTGCTTCAATGCCGACCAAACGAAAGCTCAGGCTATTCTTGAACGCGCAACATGAAAACGATCAACTTCGAATACAGACCGCTCCCGATCCACGCCGAGTTTCATACGAGTCTCGCGTACGAGCGTTCACTGTTTGGGGCCTTCGGGTCTGGGAAGACCTTCGCCGTAGTAGCGGAAGCGATTGCGTGGTGCCTAGAGCAACCGGGCATCAGGGGAATGATTGCCCGGAAGACGGTGCCGGAACTCAGGGACACGACTGAGACAGTTTTCTTTGAAGTGCTTCCGCCTGACCTCATGGCGGCGGGAACTATTCGGCGCACTGGTGGACACGTCGAGCGGTTCATTTTCCCGAACGGCAGCGTCGTTATGTTTCGTTCGATTGACGACTGGAACAAGCAGCGTTCGCAGAACTTGGGTTTCCTTGTGCTGGACGAGGCCGACGAGTTCGACGAAGAAACCTACCAAGGGATGCTCTCACGAGTCCGGCAAAAGACACCGACTCCCGAAGGGCTGAGATACGGGGCGACGACGATCCGACGCCGGGGCGTTTGGTGCGCGTCGAACCCCGGAGGACACAACTGGCTGTGGCGGCGCTTCATTGAGAACAGGGGAAAGCTGCGGCGACTTGCCTACACGACCTCAACCTCATTCGACAACCCCCACCTTCCCCCGGGCTACATCGACTCGCTGCTTCAGTACCCCGACCCGTGGATCAGGCGGTACGTGCTTTGCCAGTTCGATGACTTCGCCGGACAGATTTACGAGTCATGGGGATGGGACACTCACGTTGTCGATCCCCCGGTTGTGTCTCGCGAAAACACGTACTGGATGGGAATGGACCCGGGAACTCGCAACCCGACCGCAGGGCTGTGGGTCGTCGTGAATGCCGACCGCTCCGTGACCGGCGTTGCTGAGTACGAAGAACCGGGACGCTCGGTTCATCAGCACGCGGAATCTTGGAGAATGATTGAAGCGCGTCTCGCGCCAAACGTCGGGCGTCGCATCGCAGACCCTTCGATCCGCACGAAGGATCGCGGATCGAACATGGGACTCGACACGCAGTACAGCCGCCTCGGGTTTCACTTTCAGCTTGGGCCTCGTGACCACTCGGCGCGGATTCCCGCGCTTGGTCAGATGATTGAAATGGGGCGCTTCAAGCTGAGTAAGAACTGCCCGAAGACTTTCGAGGCGATCAAGGATTACCGTTGGGCAGAACTCACGCCGCAGCAAAAGCAGAAGAAGGTGGACGCTTCCGAGAAGCCCGTGAAGTTCAACGATCACCTTGTGGACTGTTCGCAGTACATCGCGAGCAGTCACGTTCCGCCCATGAAAAAGCAGGCCGAAAAGTCGCGAGGGCCGGACGCTGACATTTACGAAGAAATGCGAAGAAAGATCGACCGCGACCGCCGTTCCCGCGAGGCGCGCGGAACTTTGGGCGTTGTGGTGTAAAGTGCTGCGGCATGGAGAACTTCGTTCTGAGCAAAACAAATCCGAATGACTCTACGGGCGGGAAGGGGTGCCTTTGTTCCAATCGGGAGACGAAGGATTGTAAACCTCCCTTCGTCGTTTTTCAGGGTCCAAAACTTCAAGACCGACTGTCGCCGTTTCCGGTGGCGTGTCAGAACTGTATCTCGCAGGCGTTGAAGGGAATGGACGACACCGCCGAACTTCTCACGATCGGCTACGTGGATGACGCGCGACCGAATCTCGGGGCGGTTTCCCCAGAGTCGATGGACGTAGTCAACAAGATCGTCCACGAAAACTGGCTGCCCGAGCCGGGGGAAGATTACGTTCCGTCCGACCTCGCGG